GTGGGATTTAGTGGGGTGACTTGGTGTACGTTTTGGCTTGTTATAACCAGATACACCTGCCCGTGCTAGTCTAGGGTCTTTCTTTTTAGGCATTACAAGACATCTCCCCTAAGTCTTTTTAAAGTTGCATCGGGTAAAGCATCAAACTCTTCAGGTGTCATATTGTGTATGTCTAACGCTTTCTCGCCCTTGGCTGCAGAGCTTTCTCCTGGTAGTTCAGGGGGTTGAGCGTCAGCTGCTTTGAGTTTTTTACTTACTTCAGAACGTTTTTTCTGCTCTTTAGCCTGACCCAAAACAGGAACTTCTGCACCTGTAGAAGAATCTAGCATATTATTTTTTTGAAGAACATAAGTTGTTGCTTCCTCCAGTGCTTCTACAGGATTCTGGCCCGAAGAGATAAACCCTGTCATGTACTTATTTACTTCATCGGTTAATTCTTTATTAAATTGATCAGAACTAGCATCAAAAATAGGAAAAGCCTCTTCAATTGCAGAAGCTGCATCACGTATAGCCGTTTCAGTAGAGCTACGAGTTACTTTAGATTCAATGTCTTTTGTTAATTCTGTTTCTAACTGGGTACGTTGCGCTTGTCTAATTTCTTTACGAATTGCTTTTGCCTTGTCTTTGTCACCATCAAGCACAGCATCCATATACGCCTCTTCTTTTGCGTCAAAGTCATAAGCGTCAGGGGTTTCTTCCGCTGCTTTTTCTGCTTCTTCTGTCTGTGCAATGCGTTTCTTCAACGCCTTGTTCTGTGCCAACACCTCATCAAGCCGCGATTTAGGAATCATTGGAGACTTAGTTTCTTTTTTCTCAGGCTCTGCTTCTTTTGCCTCAACCTCTTCAGTCTCTTTAGCTTCTTCTGTTTCATGTGAAACATCTTCTTCTGTTTCTTCTACTTCAGCTTCAGCTTCTGTTTCTTCTACTTCAGCTTCAGCTTCTGTTTCTTCTACTTCAGCTTCTGTTTCTTCAGCCTCTTCACCAAAAGCAAAGTTCATATCAAGGTCATCCCCTTCTTGCGCCTCTACAGCATCAGCCCCAGGCATAGTCTCGTACTTAATTTCTTCAGGTGCATCTTTAGCTTGTTCACTCATTGAATAGTCCTTTAGTTAGGTAAATTTTCTGGGGTACGCATATTAGGTATATCAGTCTGCGCTGGTTTCTTTGCAGCAGTCTGCATTGCTGTCGCAGCAATACGTGCAGCTGCGTTAGTGTTTTGTTGGTTGGTTCTAACCTGATTCGTTGCCGCTGATAGTTGCCTACGTAGTTCAAGCTCTTCCTGCTTCATTTGCATCTTAGCCTGAAGCTCTGCCATCTTCATTTGCGGCTGAACTTGAGCCGTATCCTGAACCTTAGACATATTAACTGCTGCATCTGACTGAAGTTTCTGAACTTCAGCCTCCATCTTCGCAAGCTCAAGCTGCACTTGCTGCATAGCAAGTTCTTGCTGTATCGCCATTGCTTCTGCCTGTTCTGGTGTAGGCGGCTCTTGGCCTGTCATTGAACGGATACGCTGAGCCAACTCTTCTTTCTTAGCCAGATGAGAATATTGAATAATCGCATCATCAGGTATCGCCACGCCCACCTGCCGCAAGTTAAGAGCTTCAGCAAACTGTACTTCATCAAAGGAATCACGAGCAGGAGCAGTAGCTACAATGACATCATATTCTCCTAACGTCAGATCGTTTATAATCTGACCTTCAGGGGTTTCAACATTAATCGCCACTTCTTCTCTTGGCTCCATTGGCATGTCTTCATTGGTCACCATGATAACTCTTTCTTCTGTATAGAAGGTTTGCAACAAATTAAGCACACGTTCTGCCAGATACTGACGAGTCTTTCGCAAGTTATCCAACGGAACCTGAATCATTATGACCCCACGGTTCTGCTTGGCTTGGATTGCCACGCCACTAACTTCAGCGGAGTCTGACCCTAACATAGAGTCGTTGATGCCAGAAATTGCCTGTATATTAGCCGCAGCTTTCTGCCCGATTCGATCTAGCCCTGTGGGTATTTGATTCGGTTGAATTTTTACAGGAGGGGTAGAGCCACGGTTGTATTCCAGTACCAGCCCTGTCTCTGCGCCATGCTCCTCAAGGTCATCCGCTTGCAAGCCAACTAAGGAGCCACTTTCTACCATCCAGCCACTATTCGCAGTGGTGTTGACAATGTGTAGTTCTTGACTGGCAATCTTGTTGAGTTGTTCTTGCGGAGACAAAAGATTTCG